TATGCAGGGTAACTGGCTTGAGCTATGGCAAATCAAAACAGGGAAGATAGATTCCCCTGATCTGTCAAAAAATTTAGCTGTTCAGATGGGCATACACACTGAGGACTTTAACCTTGACTGGTTCGAGACTGAGTATGACTGTGTGCTGTCGGATCATCAGTGCGAGTATGAAGATACCATTGGGTCTGTCCCTGTGAAGGGTACAATAGATGCAATGTTTGGTGATGCTGTTGTCGAGGCAAAGCATACTAATTCATACAACACTATGGAAAAAGTTATCCAATACTACATGCCGCAGATACAATTGTATTGTCGGCTGGCAGGAGCGCCAGATGTTTACATGTCTGTAATCTTTGGTAACAATAAATGGGAGTCAACTGTTGTCTCATATGACTACTCGTATTTCAATTCTATGTGGGCAGTGGTGTCAGATTTCTGGGGTCACGTTGTACGCAACGAAGAGCCGATTGGTATTCAAGCGCCAGACATCTCAACCAACTCCATTCAGGTGGACAACATGGTCATACGAGATGCCTCAACAAGCAACGAGTTTGTCAACACAGCAGTCACATACACCCAAGGACTTGAGCAAGACAAAGTATTCCATAACGCAAAGAAGTCTCTCAAAGAAATGGTCGCCCCGAATGAGAGAGAAGTTTACTGTGATTTCCTCACAGTCAGACGAGACAAACGAGGGGCATTAAGAATTACTAAACGAAATGGAGAAGTGAAATGACTATGGAAATATGGAACAGGCTGTCCTCTTCAGACCCCAAGTATCTGAAGAAGGTCAGCTTTGGAGCGCGTAGCTTTACAGCTATTGATCCACAATATCAGGTCAGAATGATGACCGAAGAGTTTGGCCCTGTCGGTGACGGATGGGGTTGGCACAGTGAAACACAAATCGTCAACGTCAGCAACGGAGATAGCGCAGTGCTTGCTCATGTCTCTGTCTGGCATGGCAATCCATCAAATGTGTTCGGGCCATTCACTGGCTGTCGTAAGTTCTTTGATTCAGTCAAAGGACGAATGGCAGAGGATGCCCCCAAGATGGCTGTCACTGATGGTTTGACTAAAGCCCTGTCACACGTTGGCTGTAATGCTGACGTCTTCTTAGGAGAAATGGATGGCAATAAGTATGCCGCAGACAGTGGCGGCTCATCCAACAATGGGTGGTAATCTTGTGAAGGGGGGCGTTCTCCTGCCTCTGGACTGACCGTACAAGGGGCGGCGCGGTAGAACTCTTCACTAAGAGCCGCCCCACAACTACTAACTAGGAGCCAAAAGCATGGCAGAATATGACGATACAAACCGAGGCGCAGCCTTCACACCTTTCCCTACACAGAAGATGATCTTGCAGGGCAAGGTGAATGTTGACGGCAATGACAATAAGATTGTCTTGGTTTCAGACGAAACGCGAGACGGCAGAAAGATTGTTGAGGTCTTTCAGAAAGTCGGCGTTCTATTTGAGAATGACAAGAAGGGCAACGAAGCAGCGCCCGATTACTCTGGCCCAATAAAACAGGTGGTCGAATCTCCGCTTGAGAAACGGATCGCAGGTTGGCGCAGGATGAAAGACGGCAAGCCTTATATGTCCTTTAACGTCAGCGACAAGCAGGGTGGCACTGAGGAAAGAAAGATTCCTGATCCATCAAAACCCTTGCCAGAAGATGACATTCCGTTCTAGGATAAATCATTATACCCAGTGAGTCTGCCTCAATACTCACAGACTTGGGCGCTCTTCGGAGCGTCCTTTTTTTTCTAAGGAAATATCATGGAAACATGGCAGGAAATAAAAGCTAGACATCAGCGAGAGAAGATTGAACTCGTTCAAAGCTTTGCTGCTAATTACACAATGAAAGACGCAGCTAAGATACTGAGATGTGATGAGCCTGTGCTTCGACGCTTTGCGCACCACTACGATATAAAATTTTTAAGAGCAAGATGGCCTGATAAGGTGTGAAGCGGCAGTTCATATCAAGTTTAACAGGCAGGTAAACGATACAAAAAGTTTGGGTTTCTGAGAGCGCCGCCTCACAAATCCATTAAACAAAACAAAGGAGAGCAAGTCAAGTGACACAACTAGAAAAGATGATGGTCTATGCAAAAGTAGAGAACGCAAGGATGCTCTCTCGCATAGGCGGGAGCAACGCTATCGCAGGGATGAAAGGCAGGGACGGAGGATACAAGGGAGGCAGGCCAAGTAAAAAGCAAGAGCTTTCTAAGAAGGCAGAAAAAATATTACTCTGCATAAAGTCCGATATGAATGTCCGCGCCATAGCGCAAGTTGTCGGCACCTCGCATCAAGCAGTCAGCCAAATCATTAGTAGATATAATCTAAAGGAGTTGGCTGATGAACAATCTTAGCTTTGCTTTCATTGCCTTCTTGCCGTTCACTGACTGGCAAGACTGTCAAGACTTTGTAAGATTCCATGACTTGCATGGATTTCACGATCAGTGTGTTGGCGTAGATACAAGTGGCAACCGCACCAACTACGAACAGGAACAAAAGCTTGCACCAGACTGGTCGCTCAGACCAAAGGCAAGACCTACATCAATTCAAAATGAGGCCCATCAATAAAGGGACGGCGATCTTGGGAGCGGCGTAAATCTATATAAGAGTTCATCGCCTCTTCCATTGTACCTTCCCACTCCATAACATTTGGGACAGACCAAGCAGCGCCCCAACGCAATTGAACAGAGTGAGCTAACGCACCCTTCTTCATTGCATCAGCGATGTTATCATAGAGAGGCAGTGACCAATCCACATTGCCACCAACATAAGCAAAGAGGTCAACAGCATGACAGAAGCCATCATCCTGACGCAGGTGTTTGCTCTTCATAGTTTGTGATGCGCCCTTGGCGACAAGAGCAGCCTGTTCTTCCTCGGTTCTCAAACCAATTCCAACACCAAAGTCTACATCAGTTACGTCAATCGCAGCCTTCACCACCTTGACCAGATCAGGGTGAACACCACGAAGGCGAGACAAACTTCTATCTGATAACTTGAATGACATCTTACTTCCTTCCAAAGAATTTAGTTGCCGATCTTACACCAAAGCTTGCAGCTACAATAACACCGAGCGTGTACTGATACCAGTCAGGCATAGTTTCTAAAGCAGAGAAACCATTAGCAACAATGTCCCTGCCAGTATCTCCAAGGAACACAAGCACCAATGGAATTGAAAATAAAATTGTTAGCCATTCGTCCTTCCAAGATGTCTGAGAACCTTGGGCCATGATCCGTTCCCAGTCAGCAACAGATGTTTCTTTACTAAGCATTATCTTAGCCTTGGCTTCCGCTTCAGTCAGCTTCAGCTTGGCTTCAGCAGCTTGCTTGTCTGTCTTACCTTTTAACCACCCTCCTGCAAGCTCTGTGAGAGGGCCTATAAGCGCCTGTATCATTTCGGTGACTCCTTACTCATCCAGATTCCAAAGCAGCCTGTGAGCGCCCCCATACAGACAGATACTAAACCTGATTGCTGTATGGTGGGGTCAGGCAATGACATATACCAGTGTACAGACTGATAGGTCAGAATGGTGACGGCTAACATCATAAGTCGGGGAACAATCTTCCAGTCATCTACAGTAGTGTGGGCCATGATAAACCTCCGTTAAATCTTACCCTGTGATGCAAGCAAAACAACAACAGCAAAGCCAATAATCAAAGTAAAGATTACTCCAACGCTGCCCCAGATAACAACAGCCTCGAACCTTTCAGCTTTTAATCTTGCTTGCTCTTCTTCTCTTTCTTTTCTTTCTCTGCGCACCCTAGCTCTGATAGCAATCAATTCCTGCCAAGCACTATAGCCTCGCAAGTGAATGATAAGCTCACGAAGTTCATCCTCTGCATCCTTTGCTTTTTGCAAAGCGACAAAGGTTTCCATTGCGTTCTCGTCTTCACTGCCAAACGCGCTGTTCTTTTTCTTATTATGTTTATTGCGCAGATCATCGACGCCATCGAAGAACTCACCAATCTGCTTGGTGACGTTTACTAATTCCTGACCCGCGGAAACAGCGGCCTTGATTGCGGCGTACGCTGTTAAAGGATCAATCATTAGCCTGTCATTGTCATCCGCAAAAGAAGCACAATAATAAATGCGCTACTGCCAATTAGAATAGCTTCTATTCTTTTGACGCGGTTAAACAAATCCTTAAACTGTATGTCCATTTCAGTTTTCATAGCAATAATCTGCTTTTCTATCTTGTCGATACGCTGATGCGCTGATGCTACGGTTTGTTTTGTCATGCTATATCATCCACAACTTCTATTTCTATGTAGTTACTATTAGGAAAAGTCTGAACACCACCCGCAGCAAAGGTAACTTGGAACTCGCCCTCGTAACTACCAACGGTTGCTGTGTCTGAGCCTGACCAAGTGTAGCTAACCTCACCTGTTGTTGCATTACTAATAGCAGCCGAGTCATTTACTGTGGTAGAGCTTGCTCCAGACTTCCGCATCTTAAAAGATACAGCCGCACCTGATAAAGTCGGCACACTTCCATCGCTATTTATTAACGTGGCGGATAAGATGGGTCTTGTGTCATTTTGTTTTATGTAGAATGTCATCACGCATCTCCTAATTCTATCTACAACAATCTAAGCAGCATTGGCAAACACTATATCATCATGGATAATTATGTCATTGTGATCTACAATAACTACAGCCATAGAATTACTGCCAGAAATAACTATACTATTGGAGCTTGTGCTCACTATAGCTTGAGCCGCACCATCAGCGATAACTATATCATTTGCGCCATCATCAGCTTTTATTGCGTTTGCTTTGATGAGCGTAAGATCGTTTGCTGTAAGCGCAAACAGACCAGAGCCAATTGATAAAGAGTTACTAGATGTTTCATCAAATGAAACAGCCTGACCTGTTAAAGTAAATGAACCATTTGAAGCTGTTATGTTTTTGTTAAGACCAATAGACGTGCTCTGCCCACTAAGAACAAATGAACCGCTATCAAGTGAAAAAATTAATCCCTTCTTTAAATCAACAGACTGACCTGAAAGTGAGAACGAACCATTGTTAGCTGTTAGCGATTTGCCTTTAATGAAATCAATT